GGCGCCTATCTTGTCGTCGATCTCGACGTCCTGCCCCAGCTCCTTTGCGCTCTCAAATTCAGCCATAAGAGCCGCATTTTTCGCAGTATTGCGAATATCCATGTTGATGTAAGCTTCTGGTGACCATTCATGATGAGCAGCATCCACAAAGGCAGGAATGCCTTTATCCGACATCTCCCGAATCGTGTCTCTAATAGCTCCGGTTCTCGATTTTTCACCCAGCGTCACTTCCATCGCGTTCTTGTTGAGAATATCGAGGTATTCCTGCTTATTGGCGATTTCTTTCTTCTCGAATTTGTCAGCCACGCTGTTGACCGCATCCACATAGGCCTTCCGGGAACGGTACGTCATTACCGTGTTGACCTGATTGTATTTGTCGGTTATCGCCTGATGATCGAAAGCTTCAATCGCCTTCGCAACATTCCCAATGACGCTCGTATTACCTTCAAGGCCGTGCTCTGTAAGAACTGCCGAGATTGTTTTTTCGATAATTGCTTCGACATCTCCGGGAACATCTTTGGTCTGTTGAGCAATATAACGTGCGGTCTCCCGGGTGACCTTTCCCATCCGAGCGAGCATCTGAATGCGCCATTCGGATGTGTGGTTTATCAGCTTATCAGGATTCATGGAAAGCTGACGTGCTATAGCAATGATGATGTCGTATTCGAGCCTATTGAAAATGTCAGCTACAGGAGCTGCTATATTAAGCTGCTGTAATGCGTCCATTTAATCAACTCCCGAAAAGGTCTGAAGTGCTGGTCGGTGCTTCTTGCTGTATCTTCCCAAATATTTCTTTTGCGGTCTTTTCATCTACTTTGTTCGCCTTCATTATGGCCGTTATCGGGTCGAGGAGCCCAGCCGAATATAGCTTTATCGTGTTGTCTATAAGCGTGTTGTCATCGATTATGATGTTGTCCTGCCACGATACAGTTACCTTGTATTTCTCGTTTTCAAGGACACCAAGATGCCTGCCTAGCGCAACGAGAGCATGAACAAGCCCCTCGAACGCTTCCGTGAGCAGGTTCTTGTTTCCTTTTATCGTGCGCTGAGTTCGGCTTTCCTCGGACATAACTTCCGTTGCAGTCTTTAATCCCTCAACCCTGTCGAAAGACAATGCGCCGGCAGAAAGACCGACCTGTAAGCACAGCATATTCAGCTGCGCATTGAGAGCGTCAACGTGCTCTTGGATACGCAATTCCATTGTGTTGTCGATAATTTTTGCGTTCTCTACGTCTGTTGAATTGAAAGCAACATAAACTTCGTCCTTTGTGTCAAAGGAGTTAACAAACTTATTAGTCTTGGTGTCATAATATGTTGTAAGAGTTTCAGCGGGCACGATAATTCTCTTTCTGCCGAGCAGCACTTCCCGGACAAAGCTGTCGTATGTCGTATCTATTGCTTTGAGAGTATCTAAAGCATTCGCGTATACTGACATGCCGAGCGGCACATCATATTCAGCGTTATTCGATACATCAGGCTTAAAGTAAACAAACATCGGCGTGCTTCCGCCATAATCCACTTTATCGGGAAGGCCAGCATATAACTCCTTAACAGGTACTTCCACGCCGAGAGTGCTGTTGCTTTTGCTTTTGAAAAGCTTGTACTGCACGCTGCCGGGTACATGTTTTTCAAAGAAAGTGTAATAGAACCCTTCGCGCTGGGTCTTTGATTCAATGATAGCACTAATTATGTTCTTACCGTTCCATGCTATGGGCAAAAATCTATCGGGATGTATGTATTCGATGCAGGGAATGTTGTCCGAAGCATAAACCTTGAGGATCCCGCCGCCAAGAGCGCATGAGACCGATATGAAGTTAGGTATGTTCTTCCAGAAACCGTTTACGTTCAATGCCGTAGCAAGATAAGATTTATAGCTATCCGCATCACATGTTATATCGACCTGCTCGGAGAAAGCAAGCGAGGCAAACAGATCAGACAGAACCTTTGCAATATTCAACCGATTCAGTTCTCTTTCTTCGTTGCAGTTATACATACCAGTCTTTTGTGTTTTTGACCACGGAGGCCGGTTCTCGTATACTTCCTTCCATTTAGCAATGTGTTCCGAGTAATAGGTGTCTATATTTGGAACGCATACTTCGGGAAAAGCCTTTTTTACATCTGTCGTTATCATACTTTTACCTCTCTTTATTACCCGGATCGTACAAACCGGCTTTTAGAATTTGTTTCATATACGGCTCCGTAGAATACTCTAGAGCATCTAGCGAGTCAATATTTGTTGTTCCGTTGTCAAGCCGCACATCCTCGAACTTCTTATTATCCCATACTGCTGACTGCAACGCCTCAATGACGTGCGTGCAATTGCGCATCACGAAAAAACGCTTCTGTGCTATGAGGGAATTATAAAACGCTATTCGTTCATTTACGCTCCCTTTTCGGGCGTTATGGACATTCACGGGCAGTCGCTGACGTGCGACTTCAAGCTTTATGCCCTGGATTAACACCTGCTCAGCGCTGTCGCAATAAATGTCGCCAATCCTCGGAAGTTTTCTCTCAATGCATCTTTTCAGGAATGCCGCTGTATCCTGCTCAAGGCTCAGCGGCGTGATCTTCTCCTTGCGGTAATACTCGTCAAGAACTATGACCCGCTGAAAGTGCTTTGTAAGTCCTACACATACGATAGCGTGAGCTGATTTGTTACCGCCGAAATCCATGCCGATCGTGCATAACACAAGGTCTTTCGGAAGCGCATCAAGAATATAGCTTTCGGCATCATTTGCAAATTGGTCATATACTGCGCCCTCTGCGGCTACCCACAGACCGAGTATAAAGCGCTTGAAGAAAACACCTGTATACATTGACCGATAACGCTCTCGGATCCTTTCCGAAAGAGAAAGGTTATCATTCATGTCGAAGTGCAGATAGATAAGGCGCTTTTCTTTCGCCTTGTCGATCCAGTTTTTCTTGAACCAGTGCGCAGGATTGTCGGGGTTGCAGTTGAACCAGAACTTTGAGCCGTCAACGGAGCATCGGCCTGTACCTTGATTGACGAAGCTCTCAGGCATCAGAGCAACTTCATCGAAGAAGATGCCCGCAAGTGTGATGCCCTGGATAAGATCCTGTGCGGCTTCATCCTTACCGCCGAATATATTGAATATATTCTGTCGTTCGCCCTTGGTAACGATAACTATGTTTTCTCCGCGTTTATCCTCAACCTGATAGCCCCTGCTCTTCAGCATCAACTTTAACCACAGCAAAACGTTTCGCCGGAACGAGGATATCGTCTTCCCGCACATTGCGAAGTTTGCGCCATGGAATTCGTGCATCGCCCACATAACGAATGACAACGACATCGACAGCGTTTTTCCTGAACGTATCGCACCGTCCGCTATGATACCGTCCATATCACGCACAGGGGAGCTTTCGCACCACCAGTTGAGAATCCTGCGCTGCTTCTGAGAGAATGGGCTGAACTTAAAATAAGATCTCTTAAGCTTACTCATCGTCATTGCTCCAGTCTTCCGTCGCCGTGCTATTCAGCGCATCGATAAAGCCGTCATCTTCTATGTCTTCTTGATCGGTGTGATTCTTTGTCTCAAACATACCGATATGTTTACCGAGGAGCTCCAGTGCGCGCAGTTTATCATAAGATTTAATCTCAATACCGTTCTTTCCGTAAACGATACTTGCGATAGCCTTCTTTTCGGGTTCGGAAAGCTTGTCTGTAGGCGTAAACTCAATATCTTTTTTTTCAGTCACCTGTGAATACTTAGTACGATCAGAAAACGCAATAGCAGCGAGCTCTTCAAGGACACGATCCGCAGAGATGCCGGTACGCTCTGATTGCTCTTTCCGTAGCTTAGATATATTTTCAGACACCGCTGGGTCAAGCATGAGCTGACGTCCTTTGTTTGGATCCTTGTACCCTGCACGAGCTGCCGCCTGTGTGGCGTTCAGGTCAACAAGATATTCCTCACAAAAACGCTTCTGCTTATTCGTTAACCGCTTTTCATTTGCCATATCACCACCCGCATTCATAGAAAAGACACCGCCCATATTTTGCACGCGAATGCAAAAATGTCAGATGCTGTTTTATTTATAAACATAGACGCTTGTGTATCCGAGCGCCCTAAGGGTTTGTGTCAGTTGCACAACCGACATCTCCGTACCCAGTATCTCCTTTAGGTCTTTAACCTTCATGGTCGGGCATTCCTTTAGAGCCTTATCGATGCGCTCGACGTCTAATTCGTACTTTCGATTGGTGCCGAGCTTTCTTCTCGTTCCCGGAGTGTATTTCCATTCACGACCTACGATTTTTCGGTCTTCGTTCTCTGCCTCACGACGCTTTTTTACATATCCGAGATTGCTGATGGTCTTCCAAACACACGCCTTTCCATATTGGGTCTGCAGTTCCTTGCGTATATCCCCAACCGTGATGCTTGGATCTTCTCGGATCAGTTTGATAATCAGCTCTGTGTCAAGGTTGTTGCTGGTCTTTTTTACTCGACTCTCATCGTATACCCAAACATAGTCAGGATCATTGCGGCCACAGTCATCGTAGGTCTGCTCACAGTTTTCATGAGCTTCATAGAAAGAAATAATATCTCCCAATACTTTTTTGCGCTGCGCCTCAGCCTCTCTCTGTTCAACTATGCGCTCTACAATGGAGCACTGGTTTCGGGTGAAGGATAAAAAACCTGCGCCCCTGTACATACTTCGAATGCTTCCGTAGGATGAAATGTACTTATCCGCTTTGATTCGCTTTATTGCCCGGTCTCTTAGCGTTCGAACTCTTTTTGTTGACCAACCGAAGCTCTCGGCCACTGAAACAAGGGTGTCATTGTTAATATACAGCCTTTTTATCACTTCGCGCTCCCTATCAATCTTCAGGACGCTGCCAAGTATGATTTTTACAAGCTGCGTGTCATCTTCTGCTATCGTTTTATTGTATTCATCCTCGATCTGCTCCAGCGCCGATTCATCGGGAAGCATATCAAGAAGGGCACCATAATCGAAATCGGAATTAGTTGAATCCGCCACTTGATCATCCAATGACAATTTGGCATTAGTGTGCGCATCAAATTTAGCACTGCCCTTTACTGCTTTGGTTCCAAGCATTTTGGCCACGTGCTGCTTATATGGGAAATGACAAAAGTTCAGGAATTTTTCATCCTTGTGCTCTTCGGGGCGCACTTTGTATTTTTCTAAGGCTTCAAGAAGGACAAAATAGCCCTCCTGCTTAATGTCTTCAGCGGTAACTCCATATTGCGCACACCTATCCCCGTAAGCACGGACATATTTTGCCGCCAAGGAGCCAAACCATTTGCGTGTCTTTTCCCACAACAAGGGGATCAATTCGTCATTGTTACCTTCGCTGATCAGCTGCGCTAAAAGCTCATTAGTCATTGACTTTTGTTCCTTTCTGTGCTATACTGTAGGAAGGAACGTGTTACGAAACAAATCATTTTATCTCGCGTCGCAACGATATAAGCGGCGCTTCTTTTTTACACAAATAACAAGAGCCTGCATTGCTGCAAGCTCTTGTATAAAGAGAAATTTTCCGCGTATCGGACGTGCTCCGACAGTTCGGCAAGTATGTTTTGGGAGAAGCCCTATCTACAGAAGATAGAGTCTTCCGTCGGCTCGCGAGGAGCATTGTCTTTTTTGGTTGCCGGTTAACGGCTTTGTTCATGACGGCTTAAGCCGCCCCGCAGATTGACGGCATCAGATGCCGCTTAAGCGTCAACTCAATTCTGCGAGTATACAGCGCATTTCTGCCTGCAAACAAGTCAATCCCAGGGGCAAAGGAATACTAAGCATTTCGCCTACTTCCATTCGGGAACCCGGCCTTATCCTTCACGGATTAACTTTGGAGCAGGACACCGGAGTTGCACCGGTAACAAGTGGAGCCATTCAGCTGATCGGCCAATCCACTGTGCGGAGCTGACCGCATATCCCGCATAAAGAGACTCGCAAGTCTCTTTAGGTCATGCGTGCGCAGTATGTGTGAAATACACATCTGAACACCTGCAAGATACGATCCCTTTTTGCGCCGATATCGCTCGACGCATGCGCCAGATTTGAAGTTGACCGGAAACTTCGCTGTTGGGCCGCTTACCGCCCTGGTGGCGGAGGTATGATTTGAACATACGTTCTCTTGGTTATGAGCCAAGCGAGATACCGCTTCTCCACTCCGCTGTGTTGCCTTATGCGCCGGTCGCTATAGACGTAGAATTGAGAACGCCCGCATATTGCGGACGTTCCCGGCAAATCTTCAGGAGGTAAGTCCTTGAACACTTTTTCTACCTTACCATTGTAGCACATTTCACATTGTCATTCAATAGCACGGTTTGTCATACTTTGCCATTTTTCAATAATTCCTAACGCCTCAAGATGATAACGCTCTGTCTGATAATAGCTGTACCCTATCTTTTCAGCTGCCTGCATCAGGTTATATCCGTTTATGTAGACTGCCTCAAGCACCTGTCTATGTTGCATCTTAGGCAGTCTACTGATAGTCCGCTGTATTTCGCTATAGAGGGCAATGTGCTCTGCTATTTTATCCTGTATCTCCATTTCGAGATCAACGATCTTGGCCGCATTCTTCCCGACTTTGTCCGATATGGCCGTTGAACCGGGAGCGTTATCGATGCTGACATTTATCTTTGTTGCGAGGGCGTGAAAATACCTCCGCTGTTCTTCTGCCAATTCAATGCCGTTTTTGATCATTCGGTACTGGCTCAGATAGTCTTTTGCGCTCATATGCTGCCTTCCTTTCGAGCCGCTGCGGGCTCTGCTTCGTTTCTGCAGCTCTTTTCAAGCTCGCATAGGAAAGCTACATTGCATGCGAGGTGCCATAGATGCGGAAGACCGGATTCTTCATCCAATCCTGCAGGATCTCTGATGTATGCCATAGCGTGCCTGAGCATGGCATCACGGTAGCGCTCGATCTCGACTTTGCGCCAGCTCTCTGACGTGCCGTACTTATTGACCCCAAACTCCCGAACACGGGCTATATCATCGAGTATTTGCACCGGCACGAGTGACAGACGAGGCTTCCCCGCATCGGATTTTATTATCTGATTATACATTAATTTGCTCCTTCCTTATGCTCTCTTTCAGGGTATCAAAGCCCCCGTCAAGCATTATGCCCATAGCGTATATAACTACATTGTTGATATATGTGCCAAGATCTTCATATTTCAAGGCCTCTTTACTGCTGTGTTGATTTTGCCCGGCCGTCTTCTGTATCAAGAGCTGCCAAATCGAATTCAGATTACTTTCAATTCCTTCGATATCCGACAGTGACAGAGCCCGTTTCTTGAATTGTAGGAATCCCCACATCAGTTCGAGCTGCCCGGCGTCCAACTCGGATATAGTTCTTTTTCCCATTCTTTCTGACCTCACTTTCTTATTCGATTACAGCTTACCGGAAGAAATGATGCGCTTTCCGTCAGCTCTTGTGTACGGCATCTTCATGGTGTCGCTTATTCTGTACGCCTCAAGCGTCTTCATCATTTCTTCGAGCAGACTGTGATATACCGTATCCCCGTATTTCGCCTTTACAAGCTCCTTGAAGACGGTAAACTGCTGCCGCTCAAGCTGCTGATCATTCAGCTTTTTAATTTCCCGAAGCTCCCGGAGCTCCTGCATCTTTTTCTCCTGGCGCAATATGATCTGATGCCGCCATTCGGCATAATCCCGTTTTTTATGTACCGACCAGGTCTTATATTCTTTCAGGTGCTCCGACATCTCGCTTATTTCAGCCTGTAATCTCGCAATCGCTTTATCATCATACCCATTATCATACTGAAATTCATACTTGCATTTTGGGCATACGAGCTGGTATTTCATTCTTTAGTCGTCCTTTCTTCTTTTGTGCTTGAATCCTCGTCTTTCTTATAACGCAGCATACATAGCGGAGCAGCGAGCCAAAACCACAGGATGTCCGAATTATCAAATTTTATTGCGCATAGAGCAACCGCAAAAAGGAATGATATTGCGATAACAAAATCGTAAATCAATACGGCTATGAGATGCTTATCCATTCTATCTGTCCTCCTTTCTCTGAAAATGAGTACATGCGTCGCAATCTTTTTCTCCTGCATGACAGCCATTATGCCAGTGTTCGCACTGTTTGCGCTGCCACCCGTATTTGTTTTCGAGCGAGGTGAGCTGATCCGCACGGTATGTAAGTAAGCATACCAACCCGCCGAGTCCTGCATTCATTTCTTTCTTTTCCTCGACATTCATAACGTTCTTATGTTTCAACTGCCTGTCAGGACGATTGTCGCCCCATTCGCCGCCATTCAGCAGCGCCCTTACTTTGTCCAGGCGTTCGGTCAGATACATCGAATACACCCGGCCTTGTATCGCTTTCGGGGATTTGCCTATTGCACGGCTTATGTTTTCGTAGTTGCTTCCCGCCTTGATCATATCGCAGACCGTTTTCAGCTCGTCGTCGGTCCACTTGACGTGATTGTCGGCTTTTACGGGTCTGTCTTTTACTCCGAGATCGTGAAGTCTGCGGGATATGCCCCCGTATGTCCTGCAAAGCATTTTCCCAATCTCCGCGTAGGAGTATTTCTGCATTCGCACCAATCGGAGCAGTTCCGCGTCCTCTGCTGGCGTCCATTTTGCATTATGTGGCTTTACAGAACATCTGCGTTTGAAGTCCTCACGCCTTGCTGAATCGACCCAAACAGGCTCCATTCCGAGTGCGTTCTTTTCGAGCTTTGAGAAATCGAGCATACTCTGATTCTTTTCAATGAATTTCCAGAAATGCTCTAAATCTACGACTTTGAACCGACAGCCTTGCACTCTGTGATACCGCACTTGAAGCCCTGCTTTTTTCATTCGTTCAAGCAAATATCCGTAGCTTTTCACTTTGAATGCCCTGAATATCTGGTTTACCGATACTCTGTCATCAGCATATAAGTGAGCGCCGAGATGTCGTCGAAACGCTTTTACTCTTATCGCGTTCACAGATCGGTTATGCCGTTCCGCGATACGCGCTATTGTATATTTGCCCCACTCTTCGTCAAGCTGGGCGTATTCTTCAGCAGTCCAATTTCGACCTTCTCCCATTGATGCCTCCTTTACACTACATACTTCTTGTGAGCCGCCGCAATCTCTTCCTGGTGAATGTCAAGGTATATCTCAGTGGTCGCAAGGTTTTCGTGGCCGAGCATTTTTGATACTTGTATCAGCGACATTCCCCTCGATAATGCCATTGTTGCACAGGTGCGGCGGAAACGGTGCGGGTGGCAATTGATAACGCCGACCTTTTTTCCTACCTTACGGGCGAATTGCTCTATTGTGCCGGTGTCGTTGTGACCGTCCTGTATGCATTCCGGGTGCTTATACCATTCGGATTTTATCTTACGCGAGGACTGCCAAACGCCTTTTGGAAACAGATACGGGTTTTTATCCTTCCGCTCTTTCAGATACTCGCCGAGAACATATAACGCCTTTGCGTTCAGATATACGATACGCTCTTTATTACCCTTGCCGTGTACGAGCACCTCTTCTCCGTTAATATCGTCAATCTTAATCTGAACGAGCTCTGATACTCGACAGCCTGTCGACAGGAGCGTTTCGACTATCGCACGCTCACGGTTGTTTTTGCACCCGCCTCTAATCTGCTCAATTTCAATGTCCGAAAAGGCTTTTTTCTTTTTCTTCTCGGATTTGATCTTGGTGATTTTCGATGTAGGATTTTTCACAATCAACTCCTCGACTGTAAGATAACTGAATAATGATCGGAGATACCGCAGCTCCGTGTCGGCATAACTTTTACTGATTTTATCTCTCGTCTGTCTTAATGCGAGATATAGCCGTATATCATCGGTTGTGATATCCGGTATATTCTTCTGTACTTTGTCCAGAAAACGATATATAGAGCTTTTATACTGTTCAAGCGTTCTCTTGGAGCAGCCGGCCACAGCTTTTCCGATAAGGAATTTCTGTACCAGCGTTTCGTTGATTGTTTCATCACGGACAATAAGCGCCCGTTCCGCTGGCTTTATATCGTAGTCGTCGAGGATCACGACCAGCTCATTTGTTATGTTGTTCCAGTCGCTTTCAATCCCGTTTCGCTGTAATGCTCCGCAAATGCGGTTGATAAGTTCGTTTTTCACCAGTCCACCGCCTTGTCGATTTCATCCTTCTGCTGTTCCTGCGACATTCGGAGATATATCTGCGTCACATTCACGCTACCGTGTCCCAAAAGATCTGCGAGAAGCGCAATGTTATTGTTGCGCTTTAAGAACTCAATTGCGAAGAAGTGCCGGAATGCGTGAGCGTGTAGCACATTTCTCGGTATGCCATACTTTTTTCCGTATTTTATAAGTTCCTCGGCAAATCCCCTATCGGTCAGCGGCTTGCCGTAGGTGTTCTGCATAATGACATCTTCATCTCTCAATTCGTCAAGCAGTGGTTTCAAGTCTTCCTGGAGTTTCTTCGGGAAGTGGATAGTGCGCAAGTGGGCTTTTGTCGGCATCGTCACACACCCGTGCACAATGTCCTTTTTCTTCACCTTCAGCGCTTCAGAGATACGCATACCTGTCTTGCTCAACAGAATTATGTAGTAATACAAGCGCATTTTACCGTCGCTTTGCAATCCATCCAGCAAGCAATTCACCTGTCTTGGAGTGATAACATTTTCGACATACGTCTTTTTCGGTTCCTTGATATGCTTGATCTTGAGGTTAATGTCTTTCCATTCGCAGTATTTCAGTACAGCCGTCAGTCGGAGGTTGACGGTCTGTGGTTTGAAGCTTTCAGTTAGTTCTTGCTTAAAAGCTATCAGATTAGGTTTCGTCACTTCATCAAATTTCTCGAAGAACTTACGGACGCCAAAAAGGTAAGAATCAATTGTATTCGGTGATAGCTCTTCTTCATACAGATAATTTCTAAATCCTTCTATGTCGTAATCCATATTTCAACATCTCCTTTCAGTCAAAGAATGTCATTTGCACTGGTTTTGAATCCAGATTACCGTCAGGTGATTTGTCATTGCCGATATTCGTTTCAGGAGTGTGCCCGGTTAAAAATTTGCGCGTACAGTGCCCCAGGAGGTTCGCCACAGCGTTTTCGACCTTGGGGTAAGGTTCTTTGTTGTTCGAGGGCAAAATGATCTCTGAGGTCGTTTTTGAAGCCTTTATGCCCATAGCCTTCATCATCAGGTGGTAACGCCGTCGAAACTCCCAATCGAATGCGAGGTACATTGGAGTGATAAAGGTCTCCCGATCCATAGGTGCAAAAAGCGGATCGCCGGTGAGCGGTTCAGTCAAGCTGTTTCCGCATACCACATAGCCCGGACAGCCGAGCAGAGAAAGCTGTATGTATGCCATGCAGCAGCATGTATGATCTATATCCTGCGCAATGAACATCACTTTGCGCTGGTAGTTTATATCCTGTTCACGCAGAGCGTTTGCGAGCCCTATAAGCATAGCCCCTCCGCCGATACAACAGTCATGTGCTGTGGTATAATGACACTTTTCAATCTCTTCGGTAAGCTCATCAACACCGCTTGATAACACAGCGCACATCTTCGAGACGTTGTACGGAGTAAAGAACTGACCGGTATTCTTGTTGCCGAGATCCAGCATCATATACATCCGACCGAGGAAGTCCTGATTAGGGTCATCTTCAAGTGCCGTAGTAACAATGCCGAAGAGTTCCGAGAAGGCAAGCATCTCTTTCTCGCTGTACCCGCTGCACATAGTCATATAATCCTTTTCTCGTTTCTCACGGTGTATCGGATCAATAGCATTCGAGAGCGTGTACGCCGACAAATGCACGAAGTCATTCCAGATGTTCCAACGGGACCGAGCCTCGCATAAACTGTCAAAGGTTTTGGCGAACTCCTTCTCGGCCGGTTCTCTGACTTTAACTTTACTGCTCACGATCATACCCTCCGACTTCTACGAGTGGCAGATCTTCATAAAAATCAAAATCGAAATCACAGATCCACGGATTCCTCATAGCCCTGCGCCCGTTTAGAACATAGGCGTTGTACTCAGCGATCTCTCCGGCAAGCAGCAACACATTCTGATCATCCTGCTTCAAAGTCATCATTATGGCCGAATATTTCTCCCGTGCATTTATAAACGCCGTTTCACGATTATAGTCGATTTTGACTATCACTACCAAAACCGCACAAACAATTGCCGCACACACGGACAAACCCGCTATGCTTGCGGTGATAACCGGGACAAGATCCAGATGGTATTTTTTTGACAGAATGTAGGTGGTCACAAAGCCTACCACCGCCACCACCGCAAAAATTATAAGCAAAATCATGGCTGATCCTCTCTTTCTTTAGGTTAAACGTTACTTTTCGTTACTTTTTCAGCCCGCCGGGCTTCGGATTCTTGGGCTTTTTAGGAACCGCATGACTGCAGAAATCGCCGGGCTTTACATCCACGTTCATTCCGAGTTCCGCCCACCACGCGCATTTTCCAAACTCGTCCGTCGGTGACGGCCTATAAAAGGCGCACTCGTAGCATCGGGTAATTTTCATAATCACGGGCATTTTATGTAACCTCGCTTTCGATTTTCTTCTTAGCATAACTGCAAAAATCCGTTGTCTTCACTACCTCGTCATCGTGATGTCTTCGTGAACATTTCCCGTATGGAGGATAGAAGAACGGATAAAAATGCAAGCACTCTATACAGCGAACAACAGGCACAACATCGGCTAACTCCACCGAGTACACCGCTTCTTTCGCTGTAATACACTCCGGTGATGTTTCACCACCGAATTCGCGCTCAACAGCCTCAATTGCTTTCTCCCTGTCGATATAACACTCACTCATGCTTTTATCCTCCTTCGCCAATCTCCCACACGCCGGGAAACGTGTCATTCAAAACGCATCCAGTATAGCTTGTCTTTCCATCAGCGGTTTTACGTTCACCCAGAAAAGGGCATCCGACACATCCATCTCGTTTTCTTTCGTGTTCAAGGCAGTTTCTTTTAATCGCTCTGGCCGCTTTTATCAGATTTTCAGGGGTCATGCGTCGCGTCTCCTTCTACTCTATGATTCCATTTTGCTGTTATCTCTTCTTCCGTTTTGTATGTAGCCCGCCAGCCGTCCACAAGTTCAATACCGTCCTCAAGCCACACACCGAAGACCATATCGCAGCAGCTGCAATGAATAAGATATTTACCATAATCATCAACACAGATGACCGGATCATTTCCGCAGAACGGACACGGCTTAAGTTCTCTCATCGGTAGCTGCCTCGCTTTCATTTTTCAGTTTCATAGCTGCGCCGCAGAAACTACAGTATCTGAAAGGCGCACCTGAGGTGAGGTGACAGTGGCTGCACATATAAGCTCGCTTAAGTGTGGTTTCGCCAATAATGGTCTCGATCCAGTAAGCCCGAATATGGCAACCGATTATTTTTATTTTCTTCACGGTTCCCACTTCCTTCCCAGATACTCGATCTTCACGACATCACCACCGTCTCCGTAGAGACCTCCGAACTCCTCAAACACCGTGAACGTCCCCGAGCCGTTTTCTCCAAGAACCCGTTTGTCAATCTTTTCGGGATCGTAGATAAATTCAAAAATACAGGTGTATGGCTCGTGATCGTAGTTAAGAAGAATATTTCCGGCTTCGTCGGTAGTGTGTCCAAAGAAGTCTGTGCTGCCGTCGTCCTTGAAATCCGCAAGCATTACATACATTACCGTTCCGCAGCGAAGAGTTACGCGGAAAGCATCTCCGATCGTTCGGCCGTATGCAGAACCCATAGCCGACAGGAAATATATATGCTCCCCGTCAAAGTAACAGCGGATACCGTATTTTCCAGTATGCGCCTGAAGCTGCAACTTCCATTGCTGTGATGCTTTATTTGTAAACGCAGTAAGCGGCTCACCTGATATCCAATTAGTTCGCCCTTCCGGCAGGCGCTCTTTACTTTTTGCATTCGCGTGCAAAATTTCTTCATCGTCTGCGTTTTCGACTGTTTTCAGTTCTTCCTGCTGCGTATTCGCAGCGATCTCGTAATCGATAATTATCTGTCGAAGCTCCTTGCTGTTCTTCCGCTCATCGGTAAGAGCCCGCTCCAGATTTACCGCTTTGCTTTTAAGCTGCTCGTTTTCGACTTCCAATTGAGACTTGTAATTCTGTGCGGCATCGTACTTTATCCGGGTGTCTCTAAGTTCCTGAATGTTATGTACTGCCAAAAGCGCAGCAAGCATAGCAGCGGAAGCGAATATCGCTATAACGATTATTTCAAATGCCATTTTTCTTTTCTCCATTCTTGACCCTCTCAATTCTTGCCTTCAAGCTGTTGATAAGCATATCTTGTACAGCTCCCTTATCCTGTAATGCGGCAACGACATCTTCATCACGTCCTTCCTGGACGATAAGGTGATGTATTATAACCTTCTGCTGCTGTCCTTGTCGGTGCAGTCGCTTGTTTGCCTGCTGGTAAAGCTCCAGGGACCAATTCAGCCCGAACCATATCACATGGTTTCCGCCGTCCTGCAAATTCAGCCCGTAGGCGCAGGACGCGGGGTGCGCTAATAGGATATCTATCTGCCGATCATTCCAATCGGTCTCATCCTGCGGTCCGTTCAGCCGCCGGACGCGAAGTCCGCTCTTTGCAAGCGCTGACTCGATGCGTGTCAGATCGTGCTTGAAGTTGTAGAACACAAGTGCCGGCTGCCCGTTCAGCTGCTCAATAAGCTCCAGAAAGGCTTCGATCTTGCAGGAATGTATCTCAACAACATTCTGATCGGAATCATACACCGCCCCGTTACAAAGCTGTAACAGCTTATTTGAAAGCGTGGCCGCCGATCCTGCGTCTATTGTTTCCTCATCTACCTGCAGCAGCATTTCACGTTCAAGCTGGTCATACTGCTTTTTCGCCTTACTGTCAAGCTCTACTGGGATATTGTCGTATACAACATCGGGAAGCTGCAAATAGTCTTCCGCTTTCATACTTACGCATATATCTCCGATCAAGGCTCTTATGGCGTTGTCAGCGCCGTCCTTCGGTTTATAGCTGAAGATCTGCTGCGCGTTCCTCTTGTCGGGGTCGAAGTAACGTTCCCGGAAACCGCCTATAGTTTTACCGAGACGTGCGCCACCGTCCAGCAGGTATATCTGCGCCCACAGATCGATCAAGCCGTTAGGCGCGGGAGTACCTGTCAGCTCGACAACTCTCCGGACTCTCGGCATCACACGCCTGAGAGCTTTCCAGCGCTTAGCATTGTGGTTCTTGAAGCTCGTGGACTCATCAACGATAACCATGTCGAACGGCCACTCGTTTGCATAATAGTCACAAAGCCATTGCACGTTATCCCGGTTTATCACCCATATATCGGCAGGGGTATTCAAAGCCCGTATCCGTTTCTGCGTGCTCCCCATTACGAGAGAGAACCGCAGGTCTTTCAGATGATCCCACTTTTGTGCCTCTTTGCACCACGTCGATTCCGCCACCTTCTTCGGTGCGATCACAAGGACCTTTCCAACACAGAATCGATTGTACATCAGGTCTTGTATCGCCGTTAGACAGATCACTGTTTTTCCGAGACCCATATCAAGCATCAGCATAAGCGCAAAGCTGAATATGACACGCTGAATGCAATACGCCTGATAGGGGTGTGGTATGAACTTCATGCCTCTGTCACCTCCGCTATAAACTTCTCTGCTTCTTCCATGCCCTGTATCAGATGCACCTCACAGCCCCGTGCAGCAAGCCTTTGTAACTGAACGTGCTGCGTCATCCTGAGCCGGCCTGTCTCGGACTTTAACTCTACGAAAATGACCCTGCCGCCGGGAAGAATTGCTATCCTGTCCGGCACACCATCATTTCCCGGACTTACGAATTTGTAGTACAGCCCTCCCGCCGCCTTGACAGCCTT